GTATGTTGCGTGGTTATCAATGGAGTTTTGATCGTCTTTTTTGACGTTTTGATTTAATTCCGAAGCCGGAATCATATTTAAAGGCACCAAATAGATTTGACCTTGCCCGCCTTCCATTGGATTTAAGTTTTCCAGCTCCCGAATTTCATCAGGGTTGAGCCAGCCGTTGTTTCTGCCGATCTGATAAGCCTCATACCGGCTTTTAATATCTCCACGCAAAAGGCCTTCGATGTTATGCTCAAAATAATATTCGCCGTATTCCGAAGGGTCCAAAAGATTCATGTTGTAAGATTGTTCAAGGCGGACCAGCCAGCAACGCAAAGTCTTTGTCACATAATCAATGGCAAACTGTTCCGCGCTCGCATAAGTGGATGCCTTGTCATATTCGCCGTATTGCTGAGGGGAAAGCCGATAAATCCGGCTGCCGATGTCCACGTTTTGAAATTTACGGCTTTCGAGAAATTGCGCCTCATCGTTTGGAATACCCAGTTTTTCAACTTTTTCCGCCTCTTCAAGAAGCATGATCCGGTGGGCCTTGCTCAGTCCGCTATAAACCTCTTCGAGAGCTTCACGCCGTGCCTTTGGATCTTTCATCTGCCCCTTGACGGAAACAACAAAAGATGGGCGGATTCCGTTTTCAAAATAGGTGGCGCCGAACTCTTCAAGAGTTTTTCCAAGGCCCATTGCTTCGCGGGCGGCCGCAATCGGTGAATATCCAATAAGTCCGTTAAAACTTAATCCCGGCGTGTGTAAAATTTGACGCTTCGGCAGGATAATGTCATTGGTCGAAATCCCGGACATTTTGATTTTATAAATTAACTTCTTTTTATCATCGCGTTTGACGGTTACACGGTCCGGAGTAATAGGCCAGAGAGCCTCTATTTTCCCCACGGAGCCACGCAGTTGTTTTTCGGCATATCCATTGCCCCACGAAAGAAGATGAGAACAGAAGGTTTCTCTGAAGCTCATAGCTGTCATTTCTGGGTTTGGTTTGTCATGCAATAGGTAATATCGATCATCGGCGGTCGCTTTGTCTTTACCACCTGATTTTCTGCGTTTGTAAAGATGTAAAGGCAGAGATGCTGAATCTTCGGATATGATTTTTATACAGCACCAAACGATAGCAAGCTGCATGGCGTTCATTTCGGATATGGAAGAGCCGGACTTTGTTTTTATTCCGGTGCCGCCATAGAACATTCCGCCGGGCGTAAACCATTTATCGTCGAGAGCGCCCACGGCCATGCGTTGTTCCATGTTGGCTATTGATCCCATTATTTAGGCACCCGAATGATCCAACCAAGGCCAAGCAGCATTGACACGACGCCAAAAGCAGTAAAGCCAAGCCAGGGGTAAAGTTGATGAAGTCCGTAACCGATAAAAAACAGACCGCCATAGACCAATAAATCGCGTATATCGAACGAAGATTTAATTGAAACGAGTAAACCCCGACCATCGAAAGCCTTTTTTAAAGCCTCGATTCGGGTACTGAAGAAGCCGTAAACCTTTGTGAAAAAATTCATCAAAGCATTCTCGTTTTAAAAAGTTCAATACTTTTTACGGCTTAATTATATTTGGGAATTTAGTTTATTGATATTAACAAGGATTAACAAAAGTTAAAAAGGATTAACAGGTGGGCGGGTTTATTTAAGAAACTTTATAGCATCGAGCAACATTTTGTCTGTGATTGAATTATTACGTTCATCAAAGGGAATGATAAACGTATTTTTCTTTTTGTTCTTTTTTATCTGGCGTTTTTTCATGGCTTTTCCTCTTGATGGATTAATACATCATTTCCGGCTCTTCTAAAACCATACATCCTTCGATTCGATCAAAAATACACTTTCCGTATGCGTCGTGTTGTTCAAATAAGGCAATAGCCTCTTTTAAATCATCGAAAGAATCCACGATGCAATTAAATGGGTCCGTGTTGTCAAATTCATCCCACTTAAAAAACATATATCGTTTAAATATATACTTTTCTGTTGAAAAGCTATAACTCCCGCTCCCTATAATTTCTTTATCGCCTAAAAACATTTTTGCTTTTTGTTCGCTCATTTTACACCGCCTTTTCAAAACATTCTTTTATGTCATTTAAAAACCTTCCCATGCCGTTATCGTTATAAACCATCATTCCTGTTCCTTTTTTTTTGGCAATATATTCTTTATTATTAGTAAAAAACATTTCTTTTTCTCCTTGGGCTTGAAATATTACCTTGTCGCCGTCCTGTAATTGTCTTAACTCTGAAAGATTCATTTTATGCCGCCTTTCCGAAGCGCCATTCTCTGATCTGCGCTTTCGTGATTGTTGGATGCCCCGCCGGATCGTATGTTACCGGTAAGGGATTCTTTGTTAATTTAGCATATCTGATTGCCGTTTGCACGGTACAATTCAATTCATCGGCTATCAGTCCCCAGCGATCAAGAATATCATCCATGGTTATCACCTAATTAATTGTTTTTCGTTCAATCGGTTTAAATGATTGCGCTAGTTGTTCAAATATGGCGGCTTGAACCATTACAACAGAAATAACTTCTGCGGTCGCTCTACATACTGTAACCTTTTCTTGCGGTGTCAATTTTCTTTCGGAAAGAAATTTCAACAGCAATCCTGCTTCCTGATTTATTTTTAATTCATCCATGCGGTTTCTCCTTAAAGTTTAACGGTGGCGTCTACACTGACCGTAACCTCTCTGTCAATAATACCACCTGTTACCATCATTTTATCCCATTCTATTAAACCGATTCTTACATCTATTGCGCTTACCGGATATCCTGTTTTTTCTTCAAACTCTTTTATTGATTTTAAAATTGATTTTGCAATATCTTTGTTTAGCCGATCCTTTAAGATTGTAAATTCTTTGAGTTCCATATTTTCTCCTTTATTTTCCCGTAATTTTTCGCAACTTTATTGTAATAATTATAGTTGTCTTCCCGTTTGGCCCAAATCCAACCGCGCCTCCAAATTTTTCTGGAAACTTTTCAATAAATCCATGGTCAACTTCTATTGATGAGCTATTGATTCGTACATTTCTTTTCTGGATTTTTTGCATTACTTCGTTTAACATTTTTTTCGTAAATTTTTTGTTCATTTTGTAGTCGTTACACGCCGTAATCATAGTCTATCCTTTTATTTTCCTGTCATCCGGGCGATCATGGCTTCTTTACTGAGGCCATCGAAAACTGATCTCGTCAATCGCGCTTCGGGGTTCATGGCCATCAGGGCCACCGTCGAGAGTCCGGCCATTAGCGGATCTATCTTTCCGGTACCACTTGCCGATTTTGTTATTAATATCGCGTTTCCCTTCGGCTCTACTCTCGCGTTCCCGACACACCACGCCATCATGCGGCTGCCGTCATGGATGATCTCTTTAGCGGCAACCTTACGCTCAGTCGTTTTAATTGCGCTGTTGAGGCGCCAGCCCTGAGAGATTCCGACAATACGATCGTGTTCGATTTTTCCTTCCCCGTTTTCGTCCCCGTTTTCAAGTTCGTCAACTATCGCCCCAATTCCTGAAGGATCAACTCCGATTCGGTCAAGTAAACCCGACGCGTCACATTTACGAACGATGTCCCCGAACTGCTTAACGTCCTGTCCTATTTCGTCAATAATGGTTAAGTCACCGTCTGCCGCGAAGTCGTGATATTTGGGGGCTTCTGATTTCCGGCGCTCAAGGGCGATGGCATGGCACCAAGCATGAGACCACCAATACCAGACACCGGTTTCCGCATCACGGCCAAGCACGGTTAAACCCAAAAGGTCATCGAGACCGCCGCCGTCGCCGCCGATTTCAATCACATCGGATTTTTCAATTATAAAATCGAGCGTGACTTTCCCCGCTGCCGCATCCCAAAAATCCGCACCGGCCCAGCGCTGCGCTTTCATGGATGTCGCTATCTGGATGTTTAAGTGCTTTGCAAGAAAACTCTGCTGCGATTGAATCCCCTCAACCTCCGCTTTCTTAAATTCCCTCTTTAAAAATTCTTCGTCAACGGACGCGCCCAAGTTCGGATTTGGAATGTAAAAATTTTTAGGAACTAAGTGCAGTTTCTTTTCGATCATATCTTTGGGGAACTCGTAAATAATCGGGAGAAAAGCCGGATCGTCAATCTTCCCATCACGGACGCCCCGGGCATATTCTAATTTATCAGCAAATACGCCGGACGGCGCTTCGTCGGATTGAGTTGTTAGCCAGATAACAAACCCTTCAGGTCGAGCCGCAAGACCGCCGGTGACTTCGGTAAATATATTTGTAGCTGCCGGACGCTTCCCGAAAAGCCAAAGTTCCTCAACCAGAATACCGACGCCCTTCAATCCGCCGACAGTATCGCTTTCAGCAGCGACAATTTTAAGCGTTGCCCCTGAATTTCGGTGAGTAATCTGCCGGTAATGCTCTTGCGGATACATAAGGTCAGATAACTCGTCGTCTGAACTGATCATACCACAAGAAGGCTTGAATGAATTGCCCGCGACCTCAACCGTCGGGGCAATAATAAAAAACTCCCCAGACAAGCGCCAATTCAAAATAAGAGCTGTCATCATAATAGCCGCGGCCATGCCGGACTTGTCATTCTTTTTTGCTACCATAACAAAGAACTCGCGAATCAGCCGTCGTCCGCTTTCTGGATCAACCGAGCCGAAGATATGGGATACTAAATCAAACTGCCACTGTCGGCCAACTTGCCCGTAATTCGGACATCCGGGGACGTCTTTTAAGTGAAGTTCTTTAAAAACGGACAGTCCCCGCTCTGCCTCTTCAGGGAAAAGCGGCGGGAATGTTATCAGGGATTCACCGGCGACGATTCTTTTTTTCCAGTCTGTGCAGGCGGTACTCCATTTCGGAGTAAGCGTATTTTCTTTTTGTTTTTTCTTTTTCAATTATTTTTCACCAATTCTAAGGGCGCGTGGCCGGGGGCAAATTTACCCGCGCCCGCTGATTTCGCCCTGTCCGTTTTCTCGTTCTTTTTACCCTTCTTTTCACCATCGCCACGAAAAACAATTTCAGCCGCCCGGACACGCAAAGCAATTTCAACACTCGGATCATTCCAGACTCCGCGCAGAAAATCAGCAGCATCAACATCTTTTGCATCCAGATTATCCAAGTCTGGCTTATCGGCCTCTTTCATTTCAGTTTCTAATTCCGCGCCAATCTTATCCATGAGCCTCTTTTCTGAAACACTTAATTTTTCATTTTTGCTTATCCGTAAAAGAAACTCCTGATACATTTTGGCTTTTGCCTTAGTTCCCAACTTTAGCAATTCCTGTATTTTTTTCTTATCGCTTTTCCCGGATTCATTTTTTTTATTACTATTCTTACGTGGTTTGCTGTCTTTTGCGCCTTTTGGTCTGCCGGTTCCAGGTCTGTATCCGCCTCTCATCTTATTTCTCCTTTTTCAGAACTGAAAATTTATGACCGCATTCCGGACAAAGAATTGTGTTTGGCTTTTCCGGACCCCCTGATAATTCTTCTTCCGGTTCCTGTTTTACCTCTGTCATCATCAATTCAAGTTCGTGTTAATTAAATCCGATTAATTCCATGTCCATAGCGCCATCATCAAGGTTAATTATAATATCCTTGAGCTTCGGCATATCAAACTCACCGCCGTGCTGATTTGCGGCTATATTGGCAGCAACCTCTTTCTTTTCTGCCCAGGACACTTCCCGATATGTCCACCGTCCGCCGGGTGTTTCGATATAACCAAGAGAGACTGTCCCTGTTTTATCCTTGTGTGGCTGTTTAACAATCGGCCAAGAAGGATCAAGGTTTTTAACCCGCTGATGGCCTCCAACCATATTTCCTGTTTTGACGTTCACAACGATTCCAGACAAATCCCCATACTCGGCCATGGATTTTTTCAGCATACCGAGCTGTTTATCGGTAATTTTACGTGGATTGTAGCTTGCCGGCATTAAATCTTTGATTTTCATAAAACCTCAATAATCAAAAAGTGAATTAATTCTGCAAATGGGA